GTCTGAAATAGAAAACAATAAAAGAGATGATATGTACAAAGCTCTATAGGAACTTGTACAAAAACAGGTACAAGATGAATAGTAGTTTTAGGCAGAGCTTGAGAAAATAAATGATTATTTTTCTTTTGAATGGTAGGACTTTAGAGAACTTCGAGGAAATTGCCTGCTTAATCATTATTCCAGACAAGATAACTTTTCCATAATGTTCAATCAAGGATTTATGGATGCAATGGTTATTGGTGAGGAAATGTATCAGTGTACTATTGTCGGAGGTGAGCCTGTTATTGAGAGACTTAATCCTATGAAAGTAAGGATATTCAAGTCAGGATATAGTAATAAAGTAGAGGATGCTGACATGATAATCCTTGAGGATTACTGGTCACCTGGAAGAATATATGATACATTTTATGACGTGCTTTCAGCTAAAGATATAAAATACTTGGAGACCTTTCCAGACCACTTCAGCCAAGGTGCTGTGGATGATATGGATAATATTGATGACAGGTATGGGTGGGTAAACTCACACATGATATCTGATGTAATAGCAGAGAGTACAATGTTTTTTGACCCATTTGGATAGTATTCTGACAGTGTGAGCAATGAACTTCTCCCATTTGACATGAATGGAAATGTCAGAGTTATAAGAGTCTATTGGAAATCAAGAAGAAAGATAAAGAAAATCAAGTTCTTCAATGAGGAAGGAGAAGAGGATTTCACATTCATGCCTGAGAAATATATACCTAATGAGGATAATGGAGAGGAGGAGGAGATATTCTGGATTAATGAAGCTTGGGAAGGAACTAAGATAGGACAGGATATATACGTCAACATGAGGCCTATGCCTATATAGTATAATAGTATGACTAATCCTTCAGTATGTCATTTTGGTATTATAGGCAGTATATACAACTTTAATGATGACAAGCCATTCAGCCTTGTAGACATGCTTAAGCCATTCAATTACCTGTATGATATAATACATGACAGATTGAATAAGATGCTTAGTAGGAACTGGGGTAAGATGGTCAGACTGGATTTCTCCAAAATGCCTGCTGGCTGGGAGATGGATAAATGGGTATACTATGCCAAAACTATGGGTATTTTTATTGAGAATAATTTCAATGAAGGAAGCATAGGTGCTGCCACAGGTAAATTGGCAGGAGCTTTGAATAGTAATTCTCAAGGGGTTATTGATGCAGATTTTGGTAATAATATGCAACAGTACATCAATCTTATGGAGTTTATATCCATGGAAATGGATGAGGTTGCTGGAATATCAAAACAACGTGAAGGTAATATTGCCAACAGGGAAACTGTGGGAGGTGTTGAGAGAGCTACACTTTAGTCTTCCTATATAACAGAATGGTTATTTTCTATGCATGATGATATAAAGAAAAGAGTTCTTGAGTGTTTTCTTGAGACAGCTAAAATAGCACTTAAAGGCAGGTCAAAGAAATTCCAATATATATTGCCAGACCACTCCAAACAAATAATAGAAATAGATGGCGATGAGTTTGCCGAATGTGATTATGGCTTAGTTGTGGACAATAGCAGAGGTCTGCAAGAACTTCAGTAGAAGTTGGAAACATTGGCACAAGCTGCACTTCAGAATCAGACTCTTGATTTCTCCACTATAATGAAACTCTATATGAGTGCCTCTATAGCTGAGAAACAAAGATATGTAGAAAATAATGAAAGGCAGCTTAAAGAGCAAATGCAACAGCAACAGCAACAGCAATTACAACAGCAACAACAGATAGCTCAAGCAGAGTTACAACAAAAGTAGGCAGAAATGCAGCTTAAGGACTCTATTAATCAAAGAGATAATGAAACAAAGATTAAAGTTGCAGAAATTAATTCTGAGGCTGAGTTTGCTATTCTTGAGCTTAAGAATCATATGCTTGAGGCAGAGTAGGAGGCTGAACAGGAACCTGTATATACATAGGAAGCTAAAGAGAAGCTGCTTGAACAAATGCGTTAGTTTGATGCTAAGTTGCAGTTTGAGAAAGCAAAACTTGATGCTGAAGATAGAAGACAAGAGGAAGAAAGAAAACTTAAGCAACAAAAGATGGAAGATGATTATAAACTCAAGCAACAAAAAATGAAAGATGATGTTGATTTAAAGAAAAAGCAACTTGAAATACAGAGGATGAAGAACTCAGTAAAAAAGTAAAAAATTAATAGTTGCTTAGTAATTTTGTAATAGGCATTGAGAATATCATTAATTATATGTAATTTTGTAAAAATTTAAAAGTATGGGAGATTTTTTAAGTTTGGATAACATCTTGACTGGAGATGAAGCAGCGAGTTTATTTTCAGATGAGGTGGAAGAAGTTAAAGAGAAAAGCTCTGATTCAGTGGAAAATGAGGAAGAAAAAACTACTGAAATAAAAGAGCATAGAGATGAATTAAATGCTACTGAGGTTAATTCAGATGAACTATTTGATGAAGAACCAGAGAGCGTAGGTAGTGGAGAGGTTAATAAGCAGGAAGATACCAATTCTAAAGAGGATGGTTCTTCTCCCGATAATACTAACTTCTACTCTTCCATTGCCAGTGCCTTGAAAGAAGAAGGTATCTTCCCTGACCTCGAAGATGACATTATTGAGCAGATTACTGAGCCTGAGGATTTCAAGAACCTTATAGACCAGCAGATTCATGCTGGCTTGCATGAAGCACAGAAGAGAATATATGATGCTTTGAATGCAGGTGTAGAGCCTAATGTCATCTAGAAATATGAGAGTACACTAAGTTATCTTAATAGTATAACGGAAGATCATATTAATGAGGAAAGTGAGCAGGGTGAACAACTTAGACGGCAGTTATTAATGCAGGACTTTATGAATAGAGGTTATTCACAGGAAAGAGCTGCAAAAATGACTAATAAGTTATTTGACTCTGGTGAAGATATAGAAGAGGCTAAACAGGCATTAGTAGCAACAAAAGAGTACTTTGGCGGTAAGTACCAAGCTATTCTTACAGATGCTAAAAAGCAGGCAGAGTATGAGAGAATGCTTTAGTAGAAACAAGCTACGGAACTTAAGAAGATGATTCTTGAAGATGAAAACATTTATGGTGATGCATCATTGGATAAGAATATTAGAAGAAAAGCATTTGAGAATTTGACAAAACCTCTTTATAAAGACCCTAAGTCAGGACAATACTTAACTGCTATACAAAAGTATAGATCAGAAAATGAAAATGAGTATACTAAGAATGTTGCACTCTTATATACCCTTACAGATGGCTTTAAAAATATTGACAAATTAGCTAAGCCATCAGTTAAAAAAGAAGTGAAAAAGAAGTTGCGTGAATTAGAACATACCTTAAAAAGGACAGATAGGGGAAATAGTGGTAATATGAAATATGTAGGGTCTCCTCTTCCTAATAAGGATACTCTATTCAGCAATGACTTTACAATAGATATGAGTTAACGAATTTTTAAATTATATTGATTATGGCTGGAAAGCTTGGTAAATTTCAGATGATGTAGTTTACTGGTTGGAAGGGTCTGACTAAGGATAATTAGTTGGCTTCTATTTACCAGAGACATCCGCAGCCTGTATCTGATTTTATGGTACAGTTGCTTGCATTATACAGAGGAAAGTCACTTGAGAGTGAACTTGCAAAATATCCTACTAAAGAGTTTGACACTGATGATGAATTCACTTGGCATGTAATCGGGTCTTCAAGAAGGAATATTCCTCTTGTTGAGGCTAGAGATGAATCAGGAAAAGTAGTAGGGTCAGGTGCTAATGAGCCTAATGTGGGTATAGGCACTTGCCCATTCTATCTTGTATTTGGAGAGGATTGGTTTGCTGATGGTGAAGTGTTATTTGGCAACCTTAATGAGGTTTATCCAATGAGAGTACTCGGTGATCCAAAGAGTGAGGGCACTAACTTTGTGTATAAAGTTGAGCTCATGGGAGGTATTACTGATGGTATTCCTGCAGAAAGACTTCAACCAGGAGAAAGATTCTCTCATGAGTTTGCTCCAATAGAGCGTGAGCTTTCTCGTAAGGTAGGAGATGTAAGATTCACTGCTCCTGTAGCTATGAGAAATGAGTGGACTACTCTTCGTAAACAGTATAAGGTTCCAGGTTCAACTATGCTCAACAAGAAGCTTGCATGTGGTGTTCCTCTTATTGACAGGAATGGTAATAAGAAGGTACAGACCATGTGGATGCCTTGGGTAGAGTGGCAGTTTGAGCAGGAATGGTCTGATGAGAAGAACTCTGCTCTTATGTTTGGTACTTCCAATAGAAACTCTAATGGTGAGTATGGTAACATTGGTAAGAGTGGTGAGGTAATCCGCATGGGTGATGGTCTGCTTGCTCAGATGAAATATGGTAATACTTACTATTACAACACCTTCTCTCTCAAGATGCTTGAGGATGCTCTTTATGAGCTTTCTGCTGCAAAGCTTGATTTTGGACAGCGCACATTTGTACTGCGTACTGGTGAGCAGGGTGCTATCTTGTTCCATAATGCAGTAAGAAATGCCATGAGTGGCTGGACTGAGTTTGAGGTTAATGCCGATGCTCTTGGAGTTGTTAGAAAGACTAATTCTCCTCTTAACAAGAACTCCCTTGCAGCTGGATTCCAGTTCACTGAGTTCTCTGCACCTAACGGTGTTACTGTTAAGGTAGAAGTGGATAGCTTCTATGATGACCCTGTAAGAAATAAGCTGTTGGATGCTAATGGTCATCCGGCAATGAGCTCGCGTTTTGATATTATGTACATTGGTTCTACTGACCAGCCTAATATCTTCAAGTGTGCTCTTAAGGGACATCCTGAATTCCGTGGATTCCAATGGGGTCCTTTTGCTAATCCATTCACTGGAGACACCAATAACATGAGTGCTTCCTTCGATGAGGATGCTGCTGTAATGCATAGAAAGACTACTCTCGGAGTATGTATTCTTGATCCTACTAGAACTATGTCACTTATCCCTGCTATATTGGAGGGTTGATAAATATTCATTGGTATGGGGGTAAAACCCCATACCTTTTTAAATAAATAAAAGGAGAAGATAAAATGGGAAAGAAAGTAGATAATGAAGCTAATGATTCCTTCACTATAGATATGGAGGAAATTGGTGCAATAGAAGAAATACAGAACAGGCCTGTAATGGATTTTGCACCCAAGCAAGGTAAAGTAAAAGTAGCTGACAGAGGACATGATGCTGATTAGCTTGTCAGCTGTCTTACTAATCAGACTGTAATTGTAAGACATTTACCACAGCCTGGAGCTATCAGTGACCCTAAGCACGTGCTTTATGGAGGACTTGCAGAGACAGCTACAATAACACTCACAGTACCCAAGCTTAAGTCAGGTACATTCAAGAATGTACTCACAAACAGCGAGAAAGCATATCTTGAGGCAGTGATGGGACTTGAGGCAGGAGCACTGAATGTATATAACAAAGTCAATAATTTCTGGGATAATACTACAGAAGGAGGTATATCAAGAGTAAGACTGACAAAACAAGATACCCAGTTACACTTGAATGACCCTATTGACTATATTAAATATAAGATACTATTGGCTAACAAAGACCTTGTGTGTCCTAACGTGCAGGAATTACAAGACCATCCTAAAGCTACTTATAGGTTTGTACTCATAACCAATAATGAGGTTAATTCTGTTGCTAAGACAAAGCTTACTACAAAGATGCAGTGCTATGTGGAATATGGTAAGATTGAGAGTAACTGGGATATACTCAGGGCAGTGGTTGAGACTATCACAGGGAAGCCTGTAGCCAATAATACTAAACTTGAATTCTTACAGACTACTGCAGGTGAGCTTATAGATGCAGATGCTAAATTATTCCTTGGTGTAGTGAAAGACCCTCTTCTTAAAGCA